CCCAATATTCCCTGGTATTCTAATTTGTACTCCTAAAGGAGGAAACATAGAACCTTGGTTAAATTGTGGGTTTGCTATAGAAATAACCCACCATAAAGTAGGATCATTATAATAAGCTAATGCTAGTATATCAAATCTATCTCTTTCATCAGTATAAACATATGTATCTCCAAAGCTTAAAGGAATATTAGGATATTTAACGGTTTCATTGTATTTTTTACCAGTTACACTATATTTTGTAAGTATATTTGAATATCTCCCCATTATGTTGTTGATGTTTCAGATGGTTGTGATATTGTAATTGGTTTACCAGAGGGAGAATAGTTTTGATTTCTTCCATTAGATAATGAAATATATCTTTGTTTTCCAAATTCAGTTAAAGGTCCTTTTCCAGCATCAGTATCATTGTCAAACACATTTTTCTGTATGTTAGGCACAAAATTATGAATTGGAATAAAGTTAAATCCTGATACTTTTATCATAAATGGAAGTTCTTTTACACTATTATCAGGTCCGGAATTTGTATCATTAATAGCTATTTCCCAAGGTGAATCCATAGGTACAGTATAATTAATACCCTTCATGATTCCAACCTGTTCGTAAAGATACCCACCTACAGTTAAAGATATTAAATTACCTCTCATATAACCATCAGATGAGTAATCTGGGGCACATACCGATGCTAAGTAATTTAATTTTTGGTACATAGGAATTAATTCTTCTTTTGATTGAGCATAAACTGTCCAACTTAAATTAAATGATCTATCAAAACCTTGATAGTTATAAGAATTTTCTGCTCTACCTGCAAATTTTTGTGAAGACCATTGAGCTGTATAGCTATCATCCATTCCATCTAAAAAAGCTCTAAAATGAATAAAAGTTTTTAAGGAAGGGTTATCATTATCAATTACACCAATTCTAAATTTACATAAATCATTTATGTCTTTTTTAGGATCAATGTTTGAAGATTTGTATAATTGTAAGGCATTTATTTTATCTAATGCTCCTATACCTTTTACATAACTTGAATTAGCAGGGAGTTTTGCTCCTGCATCCCCTAAATTTACTCTTTGTTCATATCTATTAGTAGCAATATTATAATCAGGAGATGGGATTGTTCTTGGGTTTTTAATACCATCCCTAAAATCTTGTAGTATTTGGGTTTTAAGGTAATCATTGTTTTGATTACCTGCTTGAGCATCTGGTTTAGAACTCATTAATTGGGTGTAATCAAGGGATGAACCTAAACCATTTACACCAGGTGTATTAGATTGAAAACCTACACCATTTTTAGTTTGATATACACTTTGACCTACAGTACTTATTTTTGCACCATCGTTATCATCATTTGTAATTTTAAAAGTTGGTGTGTTACCAGAAATGGTTCCTAAAAGATTTGCTAAAGTAGTATTTGTTTGGGTTGCATATTTCCCAGTTACAGATTTTGAACCCGTTGTATTTAAATCTCCAAAATAGGTTCCTCCTCTAAAATTCCAAGGATCATTTTCTTTTACAATATCAGTAGGAGAAGAAAGAAATGTTTTTTTACCAAACACTTTATAATTAAAACCAAAATTAGTGTTTGGAGTTTTTCCCGTATTAAAGAAACCAGAGGTACTTAAGGTATCATTATTAACACCTGTTCTTTGATCTGATATTGCTTTTACTACTGTGTTTCCTACCCCTAAAGTTGATCCTGGGCCTCCTAAATACTCATATAATATATTATCAGTATTAGTTATATTTTGGTTTTTGTCTAAAAATTGATTTAACCTACTACTTACTTCCTTAGTATTTTTTCTTTCATCAAAAGCAGCTGTATTAAAATATATAGGATTAGAAAGTGGTAGGCTATTTTTTGTTAAAGAACTAAAGATACCCCCTACATTCCCCTTTGCTGCTGCTTCACTTGTATCAAATAAGGGATTTATACCTTGTTTAAGTAAATGTCCACCTATTGGATTCGCAGCCGCCTGCAATAAAGTAGAGGTAGGTAAGTAAATACCGTTATTTAACGGTAATTTATTGTTATCTACCTTATTATTACCTGCAATAGCTTGTATATTTACTCCACTCTTAGATAAAATTTCTTGTTTAGCTGTAAATAAAAGACCATTTGGAGATCTTAAATCAAAAAACATTTTAGTTAATCTAGAAACATCCCTAAACACTGTTTCAGGTAATAATGAACCCCCCCTTAATAAAAAATCTTCAGAAACTGCTGGGCCATTTGATTTCCCATAGTCACTTTCATTAAATGATCTTCGTGGTATTGGTTGTATTTCATAAGGCTGACCACTCGCATTTGTATTAATAGGACCTGCTCCACGTCTATCATATCCGTAGGGAGCAGTATTATAACTTGAAAGGTCTGTTCTTATGTTAATTAAGGGTGCCAATAATTCTAGGTTTTAGGATTATTAGTTTCCGGTATTATCGTCTGTCTTAGGGGCATCAGAAACATAATCTGTATACGTACCCTGTGAAAAGGTATTATTAACAGGAATAATTCCATTCCCTTTTAAAGGAGCAGATGGTTTTTCACCTCTTAAAGGTGTTAAAGTACTTCCTTGTTTTTCAAATTTGTCAAGTAAAGGCATAATTTTAAATTTTAATGGTTAAACGTTTATTATAAATATGATTATTGTATAGAAAATGCACCCATATCTACAGCAGTTCCTAAAGCTACATCATTCATTGTAATTATAGGTTGTGGTTTTGGTTGAGAAAGGACTGCTCTAAGAAGCTCATTTGTTTTTTTAGCCTCTGAATTATCAGGCATTTGCATTGAACCCGCAGGACCTGACATTACATCATTACCTTTAAATAAATTTGTACCCGCTATAACTGTATCTTTATTATTTAATGCAATTGCACCTTCAGGACCAAATAATGTTCGGTTACCATACCCTGATGTATTTTCACCTGGGGACATTACGTCATCTCCAGTCATATATTTAGCTGCCATTGCCGTAATACCTGCGGCAGCAATAAGACCTAGACCTACACCAACTCCAAAGGGGATTTTAGAAAATGAGGATATAGCACTAAAAATAGCTGTACCCACAACTTTAGCTAAACCTTTAGATTCTAAAAGATTTCGTTTTCCCTGTATTCCTAAGGATGCTGCTTGTATACCTTTAATTATTCCAGTAGTTATTTGTATACCTTTAGATATGGTATAAAACGCTCCATAAGCTACAACTATAGTACCTATAATAGCTTGCATAACACCCAATTCCTCAGTTGTACCTGTTATAAATCCAAATATACCTGATACACTATCTCCTATAACCTTAAAACCTTCAGTAAGGGGTAATAATAAAATACCCATTAATTGTATTGCGGGTACTAATAGTTCTATTATAGGAGTTATAACTTGCATTAAAGGAGCTGCTATACTAACAAATAACTCTTTCATTTTAGCAATTGAGTCATTTATATTTTCTTGAACACTAGATTGTGCTTTTAAATCTGCTAAACTTTCTTTACCTAATTTCTTTTTAATTTCTTCTTGAGATAATCCTTTAGCCTGTAATTCATCTATTATTTTCTTTTTTTCTTCATATTCTTTACCCACACTGTTAGCAAGTTGTTCTTGAACAAATAGGGAATTTGCTAATTCTTCTTTAGATAAACCAGTAGCTTTAGCTAATGCTTCTTGCTGTATTCTATTCATTTTACCAAAGTCAGCAGCTGTTCCTACTTGTTTAGCAATTTCTGCAGCGGCACCTGCTATATCATTATTTAAAGCTAGTGATCTAGCTTTTTCTAAATTTAATGATTTACCAGTTAACATCTCAGCTTCCATTTCGTTAGATATGGATTGTTCAAAGTTTAATAACCCATCAGCTATACTTTCCATCTGACTCATTGATATACCTAAAGCTTGAGATGTAGTTAAAGCTTTTGATAATTCTGCAGCACTACCTCCTAAGGATAATGTAGTAGCTTTACTAATCTTACCAATATCAGCTAATACTTTTTTAGAATTTATTTGAACTCCATAAGATTGAGCTGTTAAAGTTGATTGAGCTAAAACTTCTTCTGTATTCTTTTCTAAATCACCCCCAGTTGCTTGAGTAACTGAATATATGCCCCCCATTTGCTCATATGTCAATCCTGCTGTTTTATGTAGCATCTGGAAAGTTTCGAGGTTTTTAGAATTTTCAGTAGTGTATACTCCTGTAATATTATTAACAGCTAATAAAGCTTCTCCTAATCCTGCAGCGGTTAATTTAAGTTCACCTGACATGTTTGCTGCAGACGAAAGTTCACTTGATAAAGCAGCGGCTTCATTATAGGACATATTAAGGCCTTTAGCTAATTCACCAGATTGTTTATCTACTGCTTTTATAGCATCAAATAACCCGTTAAATAAAAATAAACCAATAGATAATGGATCCTTTAAATTTTTTATTAAAGATTTACCCATTGAATTAAAACCAGCAGATAAAACTTTTCTTTTTTTCTGCATAGCACTAAGTCCAGAATCAGAATTTTCTATCTCTTCTGATACCTCACGCATTTTTTTCTGGGCTTCATCTAGACCTAATTGTTTGGCTAAACCACCCATTCCTAATTTTTCAAGAGCACCACCTACGCCCTTTATAAGATTACCACCTAACCCTAAATTTTTATTAACTTGTTCTTCAAATGCAATCCTCTCATTAACTTTTTTATTAATAGATGACATAGTTTCATCTTCATTATTTAGATAACCTAAAGCGGCTTTAACAGCATCTGGTTGTCTTTTGTAATATTCAAGTTTTTCTTTAGTACTACCTAAAATATCCCTTCCTAACTTATATTCATTTACTAATTCTTTAGCAGCGGCACTAGCGTCACTTTGTCTTTGAGAAGCTCTTTTTTTAAGATTTTTAAGTTGATCAATACTAAGTCTGTATAAACCTTCTTCTTCGTAAGCTAATTTTTTAACCTCAGCAAGTACACCTTTAAAGCCCTTTGCTAAACGAGCTGTTGCATCTGGTCCTTTTTTTATTTCATTTATCGTATTACGTAATTGTGTCTGTAGATCTGAAAAAGTTTGGTCTAAATTATCTACTTTACTCTGGACACCTTCTAAAGCATCTCCTAACTTCTGTACTTCTTTTGTAGATTTAGAAATAGCATCAGCATCCGCTCCCGCAAATGGGTTTGTTTTTCCCAACTGATTATACAGCTTTTGAATTTTCTCAAGTTGTTTTTGAATTTCTTTAGGGGTTGCCATTTATAGGATATTTTATTATAAATATGAAAAAAAGCAACTATTTATAGCTGCTCTTTCCTTCATATGGCTTTGATGCCTGTTTAAATTGGGGGGTATTAATTTTACCTTCTGAATCTATAAGTGATGATTTACCAGCAGATTGTTCATTTTTCATAGCAGATTGTTCTGCCTCATAAAAATCATTTATTTCTTTAAATGTAAATCTACGTAACCAAATAGGCATATTATAAATAGTATTATAATCGTATCCACCTTTACCATGAAAAACTATTTCATGAATTTGTTTAAATATACTTAATCTAATTTTAGATGCTGTCTCCGAAGTCAGGCCAAAAAAAGCTTAGTCCTATAGGGACTATTACCTCCTCTCCTGAATCCAATATGACATTCAGGTCTACATCGGGTTGTGTTTGTCTTAAATGTTCTCTAAACGCTCTGGTATCACGTGCTAAAAAATAAACATCAACAAATTCTCTAACATCTTTCTTTTCTGTTTCTCCGTTAACAGAAACTAAGGTATATTTTAGTCTTGTAGAAGCTTCAGGGGATGCATTCGGGTTTAATTTTTTAAGTCCCTTTAATTCTCTTTCAATTTTTTTCTCATCATGTCCATCTAAAATTTTATATGTAATTTTAGTATTACTATGAGGAAGAGTAAAAGAAAATTCATTTTTGTCTTCAATCATAGTAGAACTATCAAATTCTTTATTTTCTAATTCTGATAGATCTATTGTTTCAGTTTTTCCATTAATAGTAACTTTATAATCTGATCCATACCCCAATATACGAGTTGCAATTAAAACAGCATTTTTGTCTCCTACAATAAGGTCATTAATGTTAATTTTTGATACTATTACAGATTCTAAAAGTTTATCTAATACTGTGCCTTTTTCAATATAAGCTTGATTTGAAAGAATATCTTCTTCCTTAGCAGTCATATATTTAATTTCTACCTTACCACTAGATAGGGGATTGTCTTTAGGATACATTAGTCCTTTAGAGGGTAATTCTATTTCTTCTGTTGGGAATTTAAATTCTGCCATAATCTTTATTTAATTAAAACGTTTTTATCGTTGATACATATTAATATAAAAAAAAGCTTGACCGAAGCCAAGCAATTTTTCAAATTAGGGGTGGGTAAAATTTTTAGAAATTTAATACACAGTAATCTGGTTGAACTGTCATTGTAATTTCTTGAGCAGCATTTTCAGTATCCCAGTTGTAATCTCCAAATGAAGCTTCTGTAATTAAAGCACCTTTGATAATCCATTCTGAGACGATATCACCTACAGGTCCTAGTACATTGATTGTAAGATCTTTCTTATAGAAATCACTATAACCATCTCTACCAGTTACTGATTCGTGGTGTAATCTAACCCATTCCATTACTGATTGTGCACCAGATGGAGTAATTGGGTCAAATAATGTAAATTGAATTGTTCCCCAAGTTGTTTTACCTTTCACAAAACGTTGAACGTTAATATGATTTAAAGGTACTGTTCCTTGGGATACAGTTACGGCTCCTACACCTTTCATGATGTATGCTGGAAATCCGTCTACAAAAGCTATAAATCTATTCTTTTGTTTTGGCTCGAAAGCTGTGAAAAATACTTCGTTTGGGTTTAATACTGCCATTTTATTATGTTATTTTATTATAAATATTTATCTTTTTTATTTTTATGCTGGAAATGTTGCTCCAGTTGGTAGTACATTGAAATCTAATAATATGAATTCAGCTGTTCTAGTTGGTTGAAGGAATATTTGTCCTACTAACTCATTTCTGTCAATAACATCTGGTGTATTATTTTGTTCATCCATTACTACCTTAAAGGCATATAACCCTTGTCTTTGTTGAACACTTTCTAAATATGGATTTACTTGTGTTAAAAAGTTTTGTCTTGTTGCTATAGTATTTTGTTCAAATACTAAATTATCAGCAATTTGAGAAATAAATCCTTTAAGTGTAATTAACAATCTACGTACATTTACTCTGTCAAGTGCCGAAGCAGCTTTTTGTAATGTTTTTTGTCCAAATACTACAACTCCTTGTTGTGGGAATGTTGCAATTGGGTTTACATTAGCTTCATATAAAGTATCTCTATTAGTAGAAGTTAATTTTCTTTCAGCTCTTACTACTTGTCCCATTCCTCCTCTAGTAATACCTGCTGGTGCAAACCATGGATCACTTGAAGCATCTGTAAAGGCGTATACACCTGGTATAAATGTGGATGGTGGGATAAAAACTAATTGTCCAGAATTTGGATCAACTGTTTGTAACCAAGGCCAATATGTAGCTGTGTAGCTATTATCAATTCCTGCTGCCTGGTTTACTACCTCAGAAAGATTTTGATTATATTCTACTAAATCAATAACCGCGATATTATCACCTCTTTGAATTGAATTATTCATTACACTTGTAATTTGTGTAGCATGTCCTCTTTGATATAAACCTGGTACTGAAATTACATTGTATTGGTAATCATCTTGGTTCGCTAATAAAGCAATAGCCGTATTATAATCATCTCCTATTAAACCTTGTGAATCTAAATTACTAATATATTGATAAAAATTAGCAGCTCTTCCTGCTGGTATATTTGATCCTACAGCTCCATCAAATGAACCTGACCCTAATTGTGGTAAGCTTGAAGTAAATTCGTTTTTAGCGGATCCATCATTGTTAAAATAGTTAGGAGTTGGTGCGTTTACTGATTTTACTCTTACATATGAAGAGATATTACGGAAGGATCCAGATTCTTGTAAAAAGGTATCTGCTCCTTCTGTTACTACATTAGAAGTTAAATCACCAATTGCTCTTGAAATATAATTAGGAGAAAAAGGATCTAAATTGATATTATTATATTGTTCTAATACTACTGGACGATTAGATGTATCATTTCCACGTCTAATGGCTATTGAAAATACACCTGAAGATGTATTTACGCTTGTAATTTGCCATCTTATATTATCAGCTGAACCACTAGATAACGTACCACCTGGTGATTCTGTACTTGCATTATCAGATCCTGCAGGGAAGGTATTATTCATTACTATTCCTTCTGATATAGTTTCTAACACAAAAGCTTTATCTGTTTCTAGGTTAGCTTGTATCAATATAAAGGTGGGTGCTATAGCTGGGGTACCAATATCACTAGCTGCTATTGTTACAGTATCACCTGCGGTATAACCAGTTCCATCAGTTGTTATTTGTACTGCAGATATTTCTGTTAGTATTTGGTCTTGTTCTAAAGCACCTATTGTGTAAGTACCTGAACCTCCCAAATCAGCTCCAGCAATCGTTAATTCATCACCAACTACATATCCACTTCCTACATTAGTTATTGTAATAGAAGTAACTACATTTCCTGCTACTACAACAGTTGCTTCTGCTCCTGTTCCTGTACCATTTCCTAAGGATCTTGCCAAAAAAGTATCATCTACTAAACCAGTTCCACCAGTACCTAAAGTTAAAGTACCAACTATTAATATTCCATTTGAATTACTAGTTGTTACAGTTGCTTCTGCTCCTGATCCACCACCTGAAAGGCTAACTGATGTATAAGTTGCTGGTGCTGCTGAACCACTACCTTGGTTTGGTTGTAATTGTGCAAATATACTACCCTGTAAACCACTGGTTGTTGAAATAATATTATTTCTAATATCAATAGAAGTTGCTGGTTCAAATGAACCTGAAGCTACTCTAGTTACTAATAATGAATTACCGCCATTTTGAAAATATTGGTTTGCTGCAATTGAAGTTAAATAAGTATACTCATTTGATCCACTTTTTAAAGCTCCCCCAAAAATTGCTTGGTAAGAACTAAATGAACTAATAAGAGTAGGACGTTCAACTGGTCCTAAAACTGTTGGACCTACAATTGCTGCACCCCTTTCAACTGGTTGGGAAGTAACGAAGGATTGGTCATTTTCTCTTGCTAATACACCTGGAGATATTAATGTTTCTGCCATTTTATTATGTTATTTTAATAATTGTTTTATTATAAATATTAAAAATCCCCTCAAAAAACTATTTTACTAAAGTAAATTCTCCAGTTTCTAAGTTAATATTTCCTTCACCATACTTTTCTTGTAAATCTTTAGCAGATTTATTAGATTTTTCTTGTAAATTAGCTAAGTCATCTAAGACTTGACTTCTTTGCCCTTCTAATATAGCATTTTGAATATCTATATTACCTAAATTAAAAGTAATATGATTTTGTTTTTGTTGGTAACCTCTAAGAACTGTTAATTCTTCTTCTGATAACTTAATTGTTTTACTCATCTTTTTTGTTTATAAATATTAATTAATGTTTAAATGTTTAATTGTAGCTTCATATACTTGATCTACAGTAATTGATTTTTGGGCAATATGTTGTAATTCTGTACCCTGGTGTTCTGGATCCCAATTCCAATCTCCCGGGTTAAAAATATAATGTGGGTTTGACCATACATTATTATCTACATCATGGTTTTCTATCTTAGTTAAATTATTTGTAAATTCATAACCATAAGGAATAAAATTATTTATCATTATAGTATGTTTATTTAATGCCCAATTTGCCCAAGATAAACCTGAACCCAACCCTATAAATACTTCAGCATGCTGCATATAATTCCATGTAGTAGGCCAGTCTAATTCTTTTTTATTAATAATATCTTCCCCTTCAAACCCTTCATAAGATAGATTAACTATTTTATATCCTTTTTTACTTAATTTAGTAGCTAATTTTTTCCAATTTTCATAAGGCCATTCTTTAATTCCTGCTGTTGACCTTGGACCAATACATATGTACTTTTCTTTTATTGGTCTTTTACTAGGTTTAAAGTCTACACCATGGTTTAACTCTCTATAAGGTACGTTAAGTATATCGGTTATACACTTAATTAGTGGAATTGTGTTAGCTTGAATTGGATTTTTAAAACCATTATCCCATTTTCCATTATTTTTAAACCAACCTATTTTATAATGGGCATAAGCTGAGTAGGGTTTATTGGGTTTTATAAATTTAATATCTTTATAAGCTTCTAATTTTTTAAACCATTCATTATGAAATGAACTTACAATAACATTACATTTATATCTTTTTTGAAATTCTACAACGTGGGGCATCCACGCTAATGTATCACCATTTGATTTAGAATCAAATGTAATTTTTACATTTTTACCTTCTACATTAAATTTATGTACAATTTTCCCATCTATTTCTATAATCCAGGGTATATAGTACTCTAAATGAGCTTTAGTCCACATATTATTTTCTATAGTTGATAAGTGTACTACTTCATTATTAAACCCATTAATAAACTTAACTTTG